CCAATTGTCGCTGTCGGGTCGAACGAGGACGGAGGTGCGTCCGTTACGACTTGACAGTTGATTGTCTTCCAATCGCCCTCGTCGAGGTCGGTGTCGCCCGGTACCTGGAGCCATACGCCGATCAAAGCGTACTGTCCGAATACGTACGTGCGGAAACCGATCTTGCCAGATGCTTCGTAGTTCGAAGTCTGGGTAACGAAAGGTGTCTGGCGGAACACGATGTTCGTGCCGGGTAGCTCGATCTCCATCATCTGATCGGATCCGGCCATTTCGTCGAACTTCTCCATGTTCTCGTTCGTGCGCTTCCACAAATCAACGATCGAGTTGTTGACGGTCGTCGAGTTGTAGATGTCCCCTAGAACGTTAGGGGAGATAGCGCCGTGGAACTTTCCGCCCTTGCCCGGCAACACGTCATTGCTGACTAGCTGCTGCTTGAGTTCACGGATTGTTCCCAAATCCAGCGTGTAAGGCGAGGACAGCAAGCTGTTCTGGTCTACGCTGGAGTCTACAGTCGATGCGGAGTCCGCAACGGTGCTGTAGAGTTCAGAGATTGTCTGACCGGCTTGGTAGGACAACTCGATAGCCGAGTTACCAACCAATTCGTCGATCGAAGACGCGATCGCGAACGCCGAGAAGTTCGTGTAGTTGTTCCACTCGCCCAACTGAGCGGGCTGTGTCAACTGTCCGATGAACTCTGGCGAGCCCACTGTTCCGTCTGCGGCCTGAACAGTGTCGCCTTCCAACGTTTCGTACTGGAAGAATGTACGGTTCACGCCTGCGTGCATAGGCTGAACGCGCTTTTCAGCGGCCGCAACGAACGCGTTTGTCTGACCCTTTAGGTTGGGGATCAGTTCCTTATCGAACAGGATAGCCTGTGCGGTAAGCGTATTCGCTACGGACATTGCTGCTGGTGTAGGTCCGGTCATAAAACTTTTCCTTTATCTACGCGAGTTGTTTTGCCTTTCGGACGGCCTCGTTACGGTCTGCGATGAGTTTGCGAACGACTGCCGCCGTCTTAGGGTCGGCCATCTTCTTCTTCATCTCTGTTGCTGACCACTTGGCTACGTCCTTGAGCGTCAAACCTACCGTTTGAGGTCCGCGGCCCCCGGACATTGATCCGGGTTCCAACCCTCCGTTCGGTGCCGGGCGTGGGGGAGCGGCAGGCGTATTAGGCACTGCTGCGGGCACGACCAGTGCACTCGGCGCTGCTGGCGTAGATACAGGTACAGCGGCAGCCGGTGCGGGTACTACGGGTACTGCTGGTACTGCGGCGGCAGGCTGATTAGGCACTGCTGCAGGAACTCGTACTCCGGGTCTCGGAGCCAATGTGTGTCCGATGCGTAGGAATGCAAACTCCAAGTTCTCGGCATTAAACTCAAGATTGTTATCCTTGAGATAATCTGTCATCACTTTCGAGTTTGCAGCTACCGGATAGAAATCCGCCACGTGATTCGACATGAACTTATAGCTCTCTTCAGCTTGTCGAATCTTTTCTATTTGCGGAACATCATTAGAAGTCTTGGATGCCGCGGCATGCTGAATCAACTTCTTCTTCGCATCGGCAACTTTCTCTTTGTCGTCGCCCAGAATGTCTGCCTGGGCTTGATTCCATTCTTCTCGTGTCAGAAGCCCCACTGGCGCGGCACTAGGAGCCTGCGGCGCTACGGGCTTCGATTTACGGAGACGCTCAGCCAAGCTAACGATGTTCTTGTGAGCAATCGTCTGCTTGGAAATCAGTTCCGCGTAACTTCTGGCTTCTAGGTGCGTACGATTGCCAATCGGATTCCCGGCTTCGTCAACGGATTGGTACTCTTGAACTAATCTGACGATGTTTCCGTTCGCATCGCGCTCAACGCGCACGCCCGACTCGCCGAGGACTGCATCCTCTTGAGCATACACAGCAGCCTTCGTGGCGGCAGCGGCGGCGGCTTCGTCAGCAATCTTCTTGGCGGCTTCTGCGGCGGCAGCGTCCTCGGCCTGCTTCTTGGCAGCCGCGGCAGTGGCAGCCTCGTCGGCGGCTCTCTGCTCAGCAGCGGCGTCAATTTCTTCTTGCGATAGGAGAATCTCTCCGGGCTCCGCGGGAACATCCGGAGTTGCTAAAGCCTGCTGCATTTCTGCATTCAGCTTCTCGTCATTCATGCGACGACGAATCTCCTTGGCGGAGAGTTTACGTACATCGCTCTGAGTTCGCACTACAACTTCTGCTTCGGTTGACATTTATTGTTCCTTTCTATTGGATTTACTGCCCGGTTGACAATTCTTGCTCAACCGCGTTAACACGCGCTTCTAGATCTTGCTCGGAGTTCTCGGTCTCGTATTGCGCGCACTCGGCGTGGTACTTAACCGAGCGGAGCACGAGAGACGAGAATTTGTTGACTGTTCGAGCAGCCTGCTGTAAATATTCCAACTTGCGCTTGTACTCTTGGACCATAGGATCCAGTCTGATTACGTCCTGAGTGGCCGTAGTGCAAGCTGCATCGAGCAATTTGACTAGTACTTTATACCCCGGATGAAGAGACAGATTCGCCAGGAGAACTTTCTCTCCTACCGATAAGTCATCCATCATCAAGGGTACGGATTTCTTTTCCTCAGCCATTGTCTAACCTTTCTCCGGTGATTACAGCCCCAAGGAGGAGCCGAAGCCTTCGGTGCCCGGTTCACCTGATAGGAGTTCGGAGCCTAGAGCATGCTCAGTAGCCGTACGGAGAACTTCCGCTCCGGCCTTACCCATCTGCTTCTGGTCTTCAAGCTGCTCTTCCTGCTGGAACTTCTGAAGCTGCATTTGCTGCTGCGCCTGCATTTGTCGAGCCTGCAACGCCGCGGGTTTGTTGGCCGCGTGCGATTGCTTCTCTTGGTCGGTCATAGGACGGATGAAGTTCTGACGGAACTTCCAGCCCGCCATATCCACGATCGAGTTGAATATTGCCTTGGCGTCGAACATGTCGCCGCCGTCTTCGATGTTCGCTACGAACGTCGGGTTGTTTAGAAGCTGCAGGATGAACGGTAACGCTTGAGCCATCGAGGCTTTGGCGCCCAACTTCGCCCCTGCGAGAACTTCGTACTCAATCTGGGCATTGCGGAACTTCAGATGGTCGATCTTAAACGCATTGCCGAGTTCCTCGCCTAGCGTATCGCGTAGCACGCTAGATGGGAGCATCTGGTTGTTCAGATCGTCCATCTCGTAAAGCCACGGCTCAAAGATTTGACGAACGAAACGACCGGTCGGACCGTCTAAGCGAGAAGCGTTGGCTTGTACGACCGCCGCAGCACCGGTTCCGGAACGCATTCCAGTAGTTCGTACTCCTGGTGATCCGGCACCTTGTACAACCTGCTCGTTAGCTCCGGACGTTGTCGCCGCGTCGGATGTGGCCTGCTGAATGAAGTTCCAAGCCTCTGACGGTACTGGCGGCATCTCCAGGAATCGGAACGCTTTGTCAACGTCTTCGTCAACGTCGATAATTCCGCCCTGCTTCCAACGTACCTGCTGCGTCGGAGCGTTGAAGCCCTTCTTGCGAACCGCTGTCGGCTGCAAACCGTAAGCCAGAAGATCGAGAGCAAGGTTTGTGACGCCTTGATCCACAAGCTGCTCGCTACCGATCAACAATCCGAGACCCTGTCCGTAAAACGAATCCTGAATGTTGCGCCAGTTGGCAGACAAGAACGGAATCTTGCTGTACGGGTTCGCCTCATTGCGGATAAGGATGTTGTGCCCGTTGAAGGACAACATCACCATGACTTTGTCGTTGTCCCAGCGCTCCAAAATTTCGATCGGAGCCTGCATAGGATCCGCAGATGTCTTCCGGTTAGCCGGAAGCGCGTGCTGCAGATATCCCATCATGCCTTCTGGGATAGTCAGAGAAATATTCTCTGGTCCGCTGTGCGGGTTGCTAAGGAAAATGGCCTTTAGTAACGCGTCATCAGGAATGTTGTAGCCGGGCTGCTGACGAAGTTTGGCTAGATCATCGTATGTCGCGTAGTCACGGTAAATGACCCACTTGGCACGGCGTATGTCGCCGTAGCGGCAGCCGGGGTCTACCAACACTGTGCGAATATCGCAGTATCTAATCCAAGGACGCGAAATTACTTTATCGTAGTACTCAAGTTCAATCTCGTCGGAGCCGGGTGTATCAATAAGATCCGGAGACGTTGAGCCCGGAGCCTGCATTACTTGAGGCTCGGCCTTTCTCTTGTAGCGCTTCTGCTTTCTCTTGGTCTCGCAATAGCCCCACTTCATGATACAAGTGCCGAACAAAGCCATCTGATCAAGAGCGCGTTCTGCTTCTTCTTGGAACTTCATGTCGTCTAGCTGCGAAGAGAACAAAGCTGTCTTCGCTCTGACGACATCTGGATCGGTGTTCGGTCGTGGGCGAAGCAAGAATGGTGGATCTTCGTAGAAGAGACCGCCCATCACCTTCGGCACGATCGAACTGATGTGGTTACTCAGAATGAACTTAGGAACGTTAGCTTGGGCTACGTTCCCGCCGTCGAAAGCCGACGCCGCCTGCGGGGATTGGTACAGCATGTCGCAAAGCGTCCAACCAGAAGCCCACTGGTTGATATTGATGTAATTGTCCGCAAGACCGGTATCGTCTATGATGATCTTTACGGCCGCCTGATTATCATAGGACCACCCACCGGTTTCGGGATCCTTGTGTACGTTGGTATCGTCTAATGTCGCAGCAGGAGTGATATCCAACTCATGTAGACGAGCCAGTTCGTTTTCGCTAGACATTCCCCGTCCTTAAACTCGAATCCCGTTACCGCCGAATATTCTTCCCATAGCCGCGCGACGCGGATCGGTGGGCACCTCTATCGGTGCTTGTACCGGCGGCGGTAAGGCGAAGCTATTCGAATTGAAGATTCGATCGTACTGCGCTTTCTGACGCGCTTGCTGATCTTGATCTTCCTGTATTCTCTTGCGCTCCTCATTCGTCATGTTGCCCAACGAAGAGGATGGTAGAAAGAACGTGGCGTACGCCATTGCATCCGGGATGTCGTCTTTCTTCCCGCGATTCTTTTTCTCTCCGGTATACTTCGTCATCTGGAGGAAAGTCTCGTCGATCCACGGCCCCATTACGAACCACAGACGATCGTCCGCGAGAAGAGTCTCTAGACCCTTAATACGATTGCGCTTTGCGTTGTCATCGTTCGACGGCGTTTTCCAGAAGATATCGAGAGTCACTCCGTATCTGACGGCTTGACGGCTAATCTCTAACTGGAGGAGTTCGGCGCCGTTCGATTTCTCGATCAGCGT